GATCGAAGTATGCCATTAGAAACCTACGTCTTCTGAGTTGATTTTGTTAATTGCTCCCAATTCACCACCTGCTGTAGAGAACAAATCTTTGTTACTTGCCTCGGCGTCATCACCATCAAAGATTCTATAATCTTGTTCGAAGATTGGTGTTAGTTCTGTAAAATTTAATGTGAGGTTCATGATAGCGGGTTGAGAACCTGCGTTTTCATCTTCATATGACTGATAAAGACCACCAGGAGCATAGTCTACTTCTGTTGATGTAAGAGCACAGATCTTATATCTAGGCAAAGCACGAATCGGTTGATCTGTTCCTGTCTTCCTGTCGCCTGTCAGATATCGCAATCTAAAGACGTTTGGAGATCCTAAGAACAGTGTTTGTTCTGCGATTCGCCTTGCTGCCATTCCTTGCTTAAAGAAACGCATAATTTTTCTACATTCCGATGCTTCATCGTCATCGTTTGGTGCGAACTTAAATTGGAAAGCAAAGTTTCTCAGTTTTGGACCACTAAACAATAACTCTAGGTTGGGGTTGATAGTGTTACCTGTTCCACGAGCGATGAACTGTGCTGGGTCTACGTTAATACCAATTTTTCCTAAACCATACTGTGCTATAAATGCAGATAATAATTGTCCTGTTGCTGCGTTCGGACTAAGAGCACCGTTTCTTAGCACATCAGTAAATTTACCAAATCCCTCAAAGGTATTTTTTAGTAGACCAACAATATTTCCACTACCCAATTCTTTTGCGGAATCAAATGCTGAGAAGAAAGCACTAGCCTCAATAGGATTTGCTCTAGAGTCACCCCAATCAACAGAATTGCTCATCGAAAGATTGTTTGGGATTGGAAGTCTAACGAGTCCAATATAAGCATTCAAATTAGAATTCCTTTGAAGACCCTTTTCAATGACTTTTGCGAAATCTGGTTTTTTTAGACTATCTTTCTGAGGTGGTAGATATGTAAACTGCTCAATGGCGAGGTAATCTGGTCCACTTCCATATAAAGCATCCGATGGATACTGTAAGGAGATTATGTTCTTATCTCCTACGATAGACTTGATAAAATCGATTTTATCTTTTTCTGGTACTCCAATCGGTAGATCTGGTAACGATGTTGTAGTTGCTACAGTTGGTGGAGTAACAGTAGTTCCAATGCCTGTTACAGGGGGTTGAATAATATTAGGATTACTGTTTGTGGGAGTGCCAAGGAATGTATTTGTATTACCGGATCTACCTGCCGCTTCAACTGCATCTAAATAAGCGTTTGTTCCTTGACTAAGAATATCTGCTTTTACCTTACCAATACTGGTAATCAAGGCGTCCTGAAAGTCTGGATCAGAAGCATATCCTTCGTAAGCATTTGATCCAGGTTTATGGGTTGTAGAAGAACCACTGGCATTAGTTACTCTAATTTCTTGGACCTGTAGAAAGTCGCTATTTGCTACATCGGTGCTATACACGATTGCGATTGTTTGTCCCGCAAAAAGTTGTGGAAGGTAAGCGATTGTCTTTGTCGTACCATTGCTGGTGACTGATTTAGGTGGATTTTTCTTTGCCATCAGTAAACACTCTTTCCGGTGATGGGGACTTCTACGCCACCTAAACTACGTACAAATTCTTCCGCAGGCAGCAATGACGCTTTGCCCCATTCTTCTGCTGCCACTTCTAGGAACAAACTTCTAACATTAGATTTCAAGTATTTATGGAACCCTGCCGACCCGAAAAGGAATCCCATGTAATCTTCTCCGCCGCTTTGGATGTCCTCCCGGAGATAGTCTACGATTCCTACACGTTCTTTTGGTTTATAGTAATGGACATTGGTACCGAAGAAGATCTCGTTTTCTTCAGCGACGATGAGGACCAACGGACATTTGTCGTAAAATGGTAGTTCGTTGGCAGTTTTAGCGTCATACCTAAACATCACAAGACTGCCGATCGTTAGATCAGTGACAACTTTGGATTTTGGTAATTGTGACTTAAATTCCAAGTTCTTTCTCAGTAAAAATCTGAAACTCCCATAATCTATCGTCGCAGAAATTCTTTGCTGCTTCCCACTTTGCCTGATTCTTGGCGTATTCGTAGACCTCGGCAACGTATTGCTTAGTCCGTTGTTTTTGTTTTCTTGGTTCTCTTACTTGCTTCGCCGGTTTGATCTCAATTAGACTTTCCTTCACCTGCCCGTTTGACTTGACATATTTGATATAGAAATCAGGAAAGTATCTGTGGTACTTATTATCTATTGGAGATTTGTATGGAATTACGATTTCTTCAGATGACCACTTGAGTACTCTTTGATTATTATCACAATATCGCATAAATTTTAACTCCCACAGAGAGCGATAAATGATGCTTGTAGGATCGCCTTTGTATTTTTTGGGGTGCGACGGTCTAAACTTCCCCTTATACGACATACATAGTATATTAAATCATCTTCTATTTAGATGGCATCTGCGGAAAATACACAGGATAAACAGAAAAGATTTTATCTGAAGACCTCGGAGTTGTTGTCGCCGCCAAACGTGGTCCCAGCGTTTAATAACTTATATGATGTTTTTATTAATTTAAGCGGACGTACTGGATTGGATACGTTTATTAAAGAGAATGGATTGGTTCCCCCTGAGAAATCTCCCGGTGTTGGTGGTTACCTAGCATTGTTTTGTTCTGAAGCAGTTCTACCAGGATCTCAACTCGCGACACAATCTATTGATGGATTGAGGCAAGGTGTAACGCAGCACTTTGCCACATATAGACGATATCCAGATATTAATCTAACCTTTTACTCACAAAAAGACTATTATACTAACGAGGTCTTTAATGCTTGGATGGAATTTATTTCTCCAACATTCAATAATAATTTTAATAGCTCAAACTCTTTTAATCACCAAAATCCAACTTATAAACGGTTGAGATATCCTAATACTTACAAATGTGATATTGACATTACAGCATTTAGCAAGGACTTGTTAAGTCCAGATAAAAGATTTAAGATGCCTCCTGTTACAAAGGAGAATGGGAATATTAGGCAACCAAACTTTATTGAGTATAAACTGAAGAATGCTTTCCCTACGAATATTGTTGCTGCTCCACTTGCCTACGGACCTGCTAGCTTGATTAAAACTACGATCACTTTTAAGTATGATTACTTCTTCATTGATCGTGGTGCTCGTAAAGATGATACTACGGAGAACCTAGAATTTAAGAAGCACAAAGATATTCTACCCCCAGTAACACCTTTACAAGTAACACCTTTTCCGGGGTAATAAATATAGTCACTGAACTGAATATCTATGCCATTACCGAAGGTTTCAACGCCTACGTTTGAATTAAATCTAATTTCTACAGGAAAAGCAGTTAAGTATCGTCCATTCCTCGTAAAAGAGGAGAAGGCATTGCTAATTGCTCTTGAGAGTGGTGATGAAAAAACCATTCAGAATACTCTAAAAGATGTTCTGAAGGCATGTATCACATCTCGTGGTGTAAAGGTTGACGAACTTCCTAGTTTTGACCTTGAGTACCTATTTCTCAACATTCGTGCCAAATCTGTTGGTGAGACTGTTGAACTTCTAGTTACTTGTACTGATGATGGGGAGACTCAGGTTCCACTAAAAATCCATACATCTGAAATTGTATTGGATGTTCCTGATGATCATAGTGAGTCTATTGATCTTGGTGAAGGTCTGAAAATGACTTTGAAGTATCCTTCACTAAAACAGTTTGTAGAAAACAACTTTCTTGTTTCTGAAACTGTGGATAATAATGCTATCGATAAAGCATTTGCTGCTGTAGTCGATTGTGTTGACACCATTTATAATGAAGAAGAGGCATGGTCCGCTTCTGATTGTACTAAGAAAGAACTTACATCATTTGTAGAAGGTATGACATCAACTCAGTTCGCTGAGATTGAAAGATTTTTCTCCACAATGCCAAGATTGACATATCGTGGGTCTGTCGTCAATCCTAATACTAAGGTCGAAAGTGAAATTTTAATTGAGGGTCTATCAAATTTTTTCGCATAATGATGTATCATACGACTATCTCTGCTTTTATGGAAGAGAATTTTTCGTTGATACAATACCACAACTGGAATCTTTCAGATATTGAGGCATTGATTCCGTGGGAACGTGAGACCTATATTAGTATGCTTAAAAACTATCTCGATAAACAGAGAATAGAATACCAGCAAGCAAAAAATGCCTAGAGCCGGAGAAATAATGTCTATGCGGGGGATGGGAATGCCTCGTACCCCTGGTCAAGGGGCGGTAAGACGTGCCATGATGCAGCAAGCAATCACACCGATGGTTGGGGGGAAAAGAACTCCTAGAAGTGGTAAACCAGTTCAGGTTGCTCCACTTGCTAAGAGAATGTCTGCTGCTTATGAAAGACTAGAATCAGCAAAAAATGAAGAATCGGATAAATTGTCGCCAAAAACAGCGGTGGCATTGGGTAAGTTGGTTCTAGAGTTCGAGCAAGTAAATGCGAGCCTTGGTCAACTAAGACAACAAATAGGACAACAATCTAAAGTACAAAAGCAAATTGGTGCTGAAGAAAAGAAACTTTTAAAGAAGGAAGAGGACGGTTTAGTAAGTGTACGTGCTTCTTTCCTTGATATTCGTGCTAAACTAGGTCTCTTCGCTGGAGCACTGGCAATTAAGTCAGCACTAGAAGGTCGTCCGGGTGACGCCGCAGTAAACGCTGGTGCTGCTGTTACAGCATTTTTGCCTGAAATTATAAACATAGTTACTGGAGCAGTTATGGGTAAGATGTTATTGGGTGGAGGTAAACCTGGGGGAGCGCCCCGTATGCCTCGTGGGGGCGGAAAACTTGGGATGGGTTTAGGTCTGCTAGCACTCCTAGGTATGGGCGGCATGGCAATGAACCAAAGTGGTACAAACGCAGAACAAAGAAGAGCAGATCTAATTCGACAACAAAAAGGAAATACAATTACACCAGAAGATACCAAAAGATTTGGTTCTTTATCAGCACGTTTTGATAAGATTCTTGCCGGAATGGTTGGACTTCAGGATCAAACAAAATCAAACATGAAAACACCTAAGGGTGAAGATACACCACCTGATGATGGTGGTGATGGTGATGGACCAAGAAAACTACCTCCGTCATCTTTTGTACCACAAGGATTTAAAGGGACAAATCCTGAGAGAGCAATGCTCCAAACCATCGGTGAACTAGAAGGTGCTGATTATAATACCGTCTATGGTGGCGAGAAGGTCCCAGAACTTACCCAGATGACACTTGGTGAGTTGTATAGTGCCATTAAACTTGGTGGAGATAATGCTATCCCAGAAAGACTAGGTGGTGGTACAATCCCATTTGTGGAAGATAATTATAATTCTTCTGCTTCTGGTTTCCTCCAACTCATGCCACAAACTCTGAAAGGTTTGCTAGACAGAGGTAACTTTAAAGAGACTGATGTCTTCACACCAGAACTACAAAATCGTATGGCGATTACGCTAGCACGACAAGGTGGTATCAATCCGAATGACGGATTGGATATGGGTGAACTTCGTAAACTCAATAATCTTTGGGCAAGTTTTGGTCCTAAGTATGGACAAACAGGAAGAACTCTACAGCAGTCGAGTGATATCTTTAAGGAGAATCTTGAGAGGATCAGGAATGAAAGTAAGGGTGAGGAAGTAAGTGTTCTACCCGTTCCGATTTCCAGTTCTAAAGCACAGCAACCTATTGCTTCTGCTGCTGGACCTGCTTCGAGCACTCCTAACATTGATCCCAACTTTGATGATGTAACTCGCGCAATCCAGGCACTAAGTTACTTAACGGAGTGGGCCGGTTCATGAAACCTATTGACAAACTTTTAGGTTCAGCACTAAAACTAAAAAGAACTTCTCTGGCACTAACCAATAGTTTCGGCAGGAATTCTGTTGTCAATAACCGCGATCAAAGAAAAATCCTTGAGCAAAGGAAGAAGAATCAACAAGAACGACTAAAAACATTTCGATCTGCTATAGGTGCTGTAAAGCAGAAAGAACAAGACTCTGGTAATAAAACTAACGCATTGCTGGGTGGTCTTGGACTATCTGCATTGGCAGGTGGTGCCCTTGGCAGGATGCGTGGTGCCAAACCCATGATACCTGGTGGTAAACCTAGATCTGTTAGAGTCCCTACAGGTGGTCTACGTCGTCCAGGTGTTCTTCCTAAAGGTAAAGTGTCTGGGATTGGTGGTCCTCTTAACGTTGCGTTTGCTGGCGTTGATTTTGCCATGCGTAAGGGATCCGGTCAGACTAACCTCCAGGCGGGCGCAGGAGCGGGAGCAGGACTGCTAGGTGGTCTAGGTGGTATGAAGGCAGGAGCGGTGGCAGGAGGCGCTATAGGCGCTATGTTCGGTGGTGTTGGTGCTATCCCTGGTGCTGCCATAGGAGGAGTCCTAGGCAGTCTCCTAGGTGGTAGTCTGGCATCGGGAGTTGCTGATAGTATTACTGGTGCTGATGCCAGAAGAATAGAAGAAACTAAAAGATCTGGGATGATGTTGGCGAAGACGCCATTCGGAACTGGGTTGGATAGTTTTGAGAGAGCACTTGGTAAGTTAGAAAAACTAAACACCCTATGTTATTCTGAACCAGAACCTATAGTAGCAGTAGAACCAAAAGGTACAGATTATGGTGGATTCTTTGGAACGCAAGGTCCAAGACCAGAACCTGGTAAACCACCAGGGGATACTCCTGAAGCAACGGCGGCGGCATTAGATGGTGTTGCGAGTTTCACTGGCAAAGTAATTCCAAAAGAACTTTATGGTATTCTGATAGAACTACAGAAAGAATATCTAGAGACTGGAAAGACAGCATCCAGGATGACAGATTTTGGATACCTACAGGTTGGTGCTACTGCTCCTAATCGCGCAGGATTCATGGGTGGACCTGATATGTCCCCTAGAATTTCGTTTAAACCTGAGTTGACGCCAGAATCAAATGCAAGAGCGGTGTCTCAGATGGAGGCAGCAGGCACTTTCTTTAATCTTCCTTCTATTCTCGCACCATTCGCATCAGTCCTGGGAGGGAAGGGTGCCTTTGGTATGAAAGTTCCCTTTAGTCGGAGAAAACCTGTTGCACCACCAGTAAAAATTTCAACTCCAAAAGAACCTCCTACTCCTAATGTTTCACTCGAACAGCAGCAGAAAATTCTGCTGGAGATGATTTTTAAAAATCAATCAGCAACCCCAGCAGCACCAGGCATTGTTAGGGCAACTAAGAAGTTTGGTTCTAAATCTACAACTTCTGTTAACAAAGAAGCCAGTCCCACTACAACTTCTGTTAAAAAAGAAACCAGTCAGGGTAATCCTATGACTAAACAGGAATTGTTGATGAAGAGACTAGAGAGAGAATATCCAGATGGTATCCCACAGGAGGCTCTACAACAACTGAATCCTTCTAAGAAACCTAGTCTACAAGATAGGATTAACGAACAAATTCATCGTGAGCAGGAACAACTTATGAATATGAAATTGGGTGGTGGAGAAAAAGTTTCTATGATTCTTCCTGTTGAGGAAGGACAAAACCAACAACCAATGATGGGTGGTGGTGGTTCTGGTGGTGGGGTCAGAGTTATATCTGGTCCAAGTGACGCTCAAGTTGCTAGATACATTATAGATCTCACCTCTCAATACACAGCTTAATGGCACTCTTTGCGTCCGGTCATAAAATCAAAGAGTTATTGGTTGTTCCTGAAGAGGGAGAACCTATCGATTGCCGCTTGCAGAGTGGTTTAATTTCTTATTATGAGGATGTTTCTGACTCCTCCTTCCACTGGGAGATCGATCTAGCGGATACTGATGGCAGATTATCATTCATCCGTAGTGGTATGAGTGTGTTCATAACACTAGAGCATCCAAGTTTACCAAAGGGTGAAGTCATTAAGTTTGACGAGAAATATCCTCTTGTTATTACTAACATCAAGAATATTATCAGCACTGCCAAGAAGGAAGCATTTACGATTCAGTGTGAATCTAAACCAGCGTTAGATAATCAGGTTACCCGTGTATATCACAAATATAAGGGGCAAATTCACAGTAGTATTAAGAAGATTCTAACAGAAACACTAGAAATCCCACAAGATCGTCTAGAGATTGAGGAGACTTCCAACGCTTATAATTTCATGGGCAACTATAAGCGTCCATTTCATGCTATTGGATCTCTATGTCCAAAGAGTATTCCTATTGTAAGTAATAGTAAGACTGCTGGATCTGCTGGTTATTTTTTCCATGAAACTCTGACTAAGTTTAGATTTGCTAGTATTGATAACGCATTTAATAATCCTTCTGGATTTGAGTATAGATATGAAGAAGGTGCTGAAGGATACACTGAGGCAAGCAACTTTAGGATCAATAATGAACCCCAGTGGAAAACAGATCATGATATAATGGCCAAACTCAGAAGGGGTCAATATAAGTCTACAAACTGGTACTTTAATATCGTTGATAAGAAACCAGAGTTCCTTGAGTATACGTTTAGGGACAGCATCAATAAACAGATGAAGTTATCCAATGAGGTGGAGAACATCCCATTTGAGATTGACGATAGACCTAGTAGAATTATGTTATCAACCCTTGACTTTGGCGCTCTATCTAGTGCCGGAAAACTTGACACACCACAAAATCAATCCTATTATCAAGCACAGGGAGCTGCCAGATATGCAGCATTATTTTCCCAGTCTCTAAACATCACAGTGCCGATGAACACTGGGTTACACGTTGGACTTGTAATCAAGTGTACTTTTCCTAAAATAAATATGAGTAAAACTGATCATGGAACTGCTCCGCAGTCTGGTTTTTACATGATCAGAAAATTATCTCATAAGTTTTCTACAGGGGGAGATTTCACCGGTCTGACACTTGTACGAGATTCCTATTCAAGACTAACATGAAAAACATCGAGACTCACATCGCTAAGGACAAAGAAATCCTTGAAGATCCAACTACTTCGCCACAACAACGTCGTCACATTGAGGGCGAACTGCATGAGTTAGAGGATTATGCGGAACATCACAAGAAAGAAATTGAGGCAGGTGATCATCATGATCCTACTCCACTAGAACTATATTGTGATGCTAATCCATCGGAACCAGAATGTCTTGTATATGAAGACTAATGAGTACACTTATCTGCAACCTACCTAGTGAACATGTTTATGTCCGTAAGGAGTATTTGAGAGATCATCAAGACGGACATGGAGAGTTTGTAGAAGGCGTCTGGGTTACGGCAAAGTCAGTTCCTGGACGTGCGTTTTATTTTGAGACATATTTGCCTGAGTATGCGGCAATGTATGACAAATTGCCAATCACGGCATTTGTATCAAAACCAGAGTTACCTAGTCCTGATCTAGATTTACCTAACCTACAGTTCTGGAACTGTATGGACTATGGAGTAACAGCAATTACCAAGCAAATTACAGGCTCTGCTGATTATGAGATATATACTAGGGATTATGGTAATATTCAGGGTACATATATTTGTACTTTAGATAACTATCATCCCGATCCAGATGTGATCGACTACAGCACTGCTGAAACACCAGCAGAACATAAATCCCACAATTTGATTGCTCTGGAAAATGGTCAGTTTGCTTTGTATCCTAACAATAGGATGCGAATCTATGATAACAGTCTAACACCCAAAGAACCCAAGATGCCTGACTTTAAGGTATCTACCAGGATCTATGAGGTTGAGTCTGGTCATAGGCAAGATGGTCTAGGCGATCAGTCAGAATATTTCTGGAAAACTTCTAAGGAACGCGATGCTTGAAACACGTTTAAGCAAGATCAATTATATTGGACAGGACGGGTTCCACTGGTTTGTGGGACAAGTCACTCCTGATCCTGCTTGGCGTGGTTCTTCTACTACTAATGGATATCGTGCTAAAGTAAGAATCCTTGGCAAGCATCCTGCTACCGCTGAAGTACCAGATTCTGAACTACCATGGGCACACTTTGTCACACCTCCTAGTTTAGGAACTGGCAAAGGATTTGGAGGATCTAGTTTCTTCATCCAAGGTGGAGAGACCGTTATAGGATTCTTCTTAGATGGTGATGATGCTCAACAACCTATTGTTATTGGTACTCTATCTTCTGGGCAAAATGAAGAGAACCTGATGGCATTTGATGATGCTGTACAGGCAGGTACCACCGGATTTTTACCCTTATCGGCAAACTATAATCGAGACTTTAGCAAAGCTGTCCGTCGTACTGATGGTGAGAAAACAGACGGTAATGGTTTGCCAGATAATAATGGTTTGACTCCTGACGGCAAAGAATCCCAGCAGGCGGCGATTGATGGTAAAGAAATTATAGTTCCCAAGGCAAAAGCGTGTAAGGGTGGCAAAGGATTCATGTCCGATGTTGCCAGAACCTTGGCATCTGTTGTTGCTATCGGTAATGGTCTAATAGAATATAAGGAAGGATTTATTGATCCTGTTTTTGGTGAGATCTATAATGTTGCGGCTCTTATTAGTTCTGCGTCAACTATAATTGCTAGTGGATTTGCTCAATTGATTAGACTTGCTCGTAAGTTCTTATTCGAACAAATTAAAAAACTTTCTGAGAATATTGTTACCTTCCTGTTGCCAGATAGTCTGCTAAAAGATATTGCCATATCTAAGGCAATGGATACTATCTTCTGTATCATCGAAAAAATTGTCAAATCACTTAAGGGTCTTATCGAAGACTTCCTTAATCAACTATTTGGCAAGGTCGTCAACATGCCTCTATGCGCCGCTGAGGCGGCGATTGCTGGTTTAGTCGCTAATATCAATGATAAGGTCCAAAGCGTGATTGGACCTGCTATGGAGGCGATCCAAGGCATCCTAGGACCCCTCGGCACCTTCATGGGATTCCTTAACAAGGCGATGGGTTATGTTCAGATGGGTCTTAAGTTCCTATCTTGTGAGGATGATATTTGTCCACCAGAACCATATGATTGGGCAGCAAACTTCGGACCTAGTAAGAAATCGGTTGCTGACTTTAAGAGAAGTATCAATATTACTAACGGAATAACAGCAGCAGGCATTGGTGCTTCTGTCAGCAATATGATTAGTAATATATTTCCTGATATTGATGACGAAAAATCTAGTGCTGTTGCTGAATTGGTTGGTGGTTGCCCCACAAATGTTATAAAATGTGGTGCCCCTAGCATTGAGATCTTTGGCGGTGGTGGATTTGGTGCTGCTGCTCGTGCCGTCGTTAATGAGGTGGGTCAGGTTGTCGGTGTAAATATGACACAGTTTGGTTCCGGTTATGCTAAGAAACCGTTTGTTACTATCTCTGACAGTTGTGATAACGGTCGTGGTGCTACTGGAACTGCTGTCGTGGAAGATGGTAGAGTTACTAACATTATCATTACCAACACTGGAGGTGGTTACCTAGGACCTGAGACTGCCACTGCTGACAACGAAGGTGAGGAAGTTGTAGGTGAAATCGTTGGTATTGATGTTATCAACACTGGTAAAGGATACGATCAGGATTCTTTGATTGTAAGTGGTTGTGGAACACTCAAACCACAACTAGATCAGGAAGGTAGAATTGTTGGTGCTGATATTGTTCAGTCTGATATTGGTTGTAAAGTTCTGCCTAAATTGAGAATAAATAGTGCGACTGGATTTGGCGCTGTTATCCGTCCGGTTATGAAATTCCGTAAGCGTGAAGAGTATAGTAAGACTGTCAACATTCCACAGAGTGCTGTACTCAAAGTTGTAGATTGTGTAAGTAGTTACTGATGTCATCACCACCACTCATTTTTAACCATCCTGAGGATGGGTTTATCCGTGTAGGTGTCCAAACTGCCGATAGGATAACACGTAAGTCGCAGGTTCAGGTTGCTGCTGGTAATGGTTCTAGTCTACGTATCTTTAAGGATGGTGGATGGGAACTTCGTGCCGTTGCTAACGAGACTGGATCTAATATCTTCCAGCAAGGTGAAGGTCCACTGAACATTTACTCTGACGGTGACATCAATGTCGCCTGTAAGGGTGAGTTCTCACTCAAGGCAGCAAAAATTACGATGGAGACTGTTGATCCTGATGACGGTAACATTGTATTAAACTCCAATAAGAACATTCGTCTTGATGCTGACAACAACCTACATGCTCTAGGTGCTAATGTTGTTATCAAAGCAGATAATAAAATCCTGTCACATTCTGTAGGTATGAATATTGTGGCTGGCAATCCAGTAATTGTCTATGAGAAGAAGATGAAAATTATTCCTACTGGTCTTGCTGATATTGTTGAGATGTTAATTGAACAAATTCTACTAAACTGATGGAATCACCAGAAATTTCGGCACAAAAAATCTATATTGGTCCTAGTCTTCCTATCAAGACTGATCAATCACTGCTTACCCTAGATGGTCTCAATCCTTTTGCTGGCACACTAGCAGTATCTGGCACCGCATTCTTTGGTGCTCCCACTAACATTGGATTTGCTCGTGGTGTTGTCAACATCGGTCCTGCTATCCCACCATTTAACCCCAGCATTCCTACACTTGGACTGGATGTAACTGGTGGCACACAGCACACCGGTTATATGAATAACCTTGGTCTAAGCAACTTCTTTGGTGCCAGTAACAATACTGGCATCTGGAACGCGATTGGCATCAAGAATATGATAGGATTGTTTAGTCGTGTTGGTGCGGCAGTTGAGGTTGGTGGCAAAGTCGCAGCAGAACCTAAGAATATTACAGCAGCACTAGCGACATCACTTCCATCAGGCGTTGGAAGTCTGTTTGGGGACTGGACTTATAATTTTTCATCATTAAATGAGCTTCACACTCACTCAGATATCAGACTGAAGACTAACGTGAAACCAATCACTAGTGCTCTATCTAAAGTACTAGCACTTCAAGGTGTTACATTTGAGTGGACTCATTGTCAGAAAAAAAGGCAAAATCCTGGTACACGAATCGGTTTTATAGCACAGGAAGTAGAAAAAGTCATTCCCGAAGTTGTTATAGATACTAAGATTGATGATAGCGACGGCAATGCTATGGACGTTAAAGGCGTTCAGTATGATAAACTCGTAGCACTTCTAGTCGAAGCAATCAAAGAACAAAACACACGAATTGAACATTTAGAATCATGCTTACAGAATCTGGAGTCGTCTCTGTAGACGGCATCATTGAGTTTCCTGAAGAATGGCGTGGCAAAATCGACGCCGAATCATTGGTCATTCAACTAACTGCAATCGGTACCGCACAAGAACTTTACGTTGATCGTATTGAGTGGGGCACTAAAGCAATCATTCGTAATGGTGGTGGTGGTGCCTTGCGAGCATACTACACCGTGACAGTTCAGGAATTGGCACCCCCACCATTGGAAATCCAGCAGAAACCTGCTACAATAGGAAAGTCCAAAACACGAACCAAACCTTCATGAATTCTAAGGAAACCGTCAGCCTTATCGAGGTAGATGTTCTGAACCGTACCTTCTGTATGCACGGTGACATGGGTGCATGTAAAGAGATCTTGTGTGACACCCCTGATCAGTTCATCAACCTTCTGAGATTGGTTCGTATAAACAAAGAGAACACCGAAGTGGTGTATGTCTCAAATTAGATGTCCGCTTTGCGGGCATTTATGCTTTGATAAAATTAATTTTGCTTCTCATATCCGACGGTGTAAAGAAGTAGACAAAAATCACCGGTTTAATCATAAACAAAACCGAAAGAAAAAGAAAAAAGGTAAATAATATGTATCCTCCGCACCATATCCTTGGATAAGTACACCTTGGAGAATTGGCGTAAAGTCAAAGACGCTTTAGAGACTGCCGATAAAACCGACAGTTTCTTTTATATTAGAGCAAATGCTATCCTTAAGGGTGAAAAAGACCCCATGGATAGTTCTATTCTAAGAAATACTGAGAATCAGAACCCTCTAGAGAAGTAATTACTGCTTCTGCTTCTAAAATTTCTTTATCTAGTTGTTCTGAAGCTCGATCATATCCATACTTCTGAAGTTGATATTCTGCTCTTGCTGCTTTTAAGTTCTGAACTGGAGTTATAACACCTGTACGTTGCGATCTTAGCGTTGTAATGACCGTTTCTGCTGCCGTGATAGAAGCAGCGTATCCAGGACATTCGGTTGAGTCTAGACCGAAGAATGTGCCTAGACTGACTTGTGTGATGCCTGTATATGTGCCATACCCAATATTAGCACTGGTGATCAGAGCGTTAGATTCTGCGAACGGATTATCACCAGAGAAAGCCCACTTATATCCCCTTACATCATCACGTAGACTATCTACCATTGGGATAGTGTAAGTGGTGCATCCCACTTGTGTCGCACCAGTATATAGATCAAAGACGAGAGTTTGCTGATCGTTGATAAGACCATTTATCCGCAAGACCTCGGTGTCTAGACCATTGATAGCAGGTGAAAAACTATTGATGACTACATCGAGGTCTTCAATACGTGCAATTGTTCCACCTTCAGAATCGGTGATATTGTATCCTTTTTTGGATTCTGTAATTTGAGTTTTATTGTCGCGTTTTTGCTTGATTTTTAATTTATAGGAGTCAATTAACGCATTAGTCTGAGGACCAATAGCCATGGTATAAATAGCATGAAGAGATGGTGTCAGTATTTATAGGCTATGCCGCTAAGCAGATTAGAGAATTTCCTAAAGAACGTTACTGGCAACGTCATTTACGTCAATCCCGAGGAACTTGACGCAACTGACGATATTAGTAATACTGGTAATTCCAGGACTCGTCCATTTAAGAGTATTCAGCGTGCCTTAATCGAGGCGGCAAGATTCTCATATCAGATCGGTGCTAACAACGACCGATTTGATAAGACCACTATTATGGTATCTCCGGGTACCCATTATATTGATAACCGTCCAGGTTTAAGGATTAACACTTCAGGTACACTAACTGATGTTAATGGGACCTCCGCGATTATCGATCAGTTTGGTGTTGGCACCAACTTCGATATTCAGGATCCTAACAATGTCCTTTACAGGTTTAACAGTGCTCACGGTGGCGTTATCATGCCTCGTGGTACTTCTATCGTCGGTCAGGATCTAAGAAAGACTAAGATCAAACCTAAGTTTGTTCCGAAACCTGACAATGACGCTATTGATTCTACATCTATTTTCCGTGTAACTGGTGGTTGTTTCTTCTTTGGGTTTAGTTTCTTTGATGGAGATCCAAATGATCGCATCTTTAGAGACTACACCACAAACGTATATGCTCCAAATTATTCCCACCATAAACTCACTTGCTTTGAGTACGCTGACGGTGTAAACCAGATCTCTGGTCAGGGTAATACTGACCTTGACATGTACTACCAGAAACTAACTCTGGGTTATGGTACTAACTCTGGTCGTGCTCTACCTAACTACCCCGCAAATAAAGACTTCGAAGCAACTGTCGATGAGTCTCGTATTGTAGGTGCTATTTCTCAAATAGGTGCTCTCACAATCAGTGACATCTATTCTGGTGCTAATCCTACCGATAATGTTGCTACTCCTATCGTTACAGTAGTAACACAAACCAGTCATGGTTTTAACGTTGGCACACCAATCCTAATCACAGGTATTGATGATACTAACTATGACGGCAGTTATATTGTAAGTCAGGTTCTAAGTGACACATCGTTTACTTATTCTGTACCTACCACTCCTACATCTACAGCAACACCTAATCTATCTGGCAAGAGTCCTGCCGTTAAGATTGAGAGTGACACTGTAGGTTCTGCTTCTCCTTATATCTTTAACTGCTCTATCCGTTCTGTCTTTGGCATGAACGGTATGCACGCTGATGGTGCGAAAGCAACTGGATTTAAGTCCATGGTTGTTGCCCAGTTTACGGGTATCGCACTTAACAAGGACGACAACGCATACGTTAAGTATAATACAACCACTGGTGCTTGGGAAGATCAAGTAGCACTAGGTTCTGCTGTATCCCTACACACAGATTCCCTTGCTAAGCATAGACCTGGTTGGGAAAACTGCCACGTTAGAGTATCTAACAATGGTATTATCCAAGCAGTATCTGTCTTTGCTATCGGATATGCTAAGCATTTCCTAGCAGATTCTGGTGGTGATATGTCTATCACCAACTCTAACTCTAACTTTGGTGCCAAGTCACTACAAGCAGATAAGTGTAGATTTGAGGCGTTCCTTAAGGACGATAAAGGTTATATTACTGAGATTCAGGTTCCTCAGAGAATCAGTGACAAGCAGAATAAGGTCAACTATCTATCACTAGACGTAGAGAAGACTTCTACTGCTGCTAACACCAGACTATATTTCTATGAGTATGATCAGAAATCCAATGTTCCTCCTACAGGTATCAATGGATTCGCATTTGGTAACAAGGTAGGTGAAACTATCGAAGTTGGTGTAGGTGACACCAGTTTTGCTACTACGGTCCTTATGCCTGTTCCTCAGGCAGCAGCATCTGAAAGAGTATCTGCCCGTAAGGAACACTTTGTTGGTAGAGTATCTGGTATCAACTCGATCACCGGTAATACCTTTACACTAAGAGACGAACATAAGTTCCTCAATGGTGAGAAAGTCCGAGTCTATTCTGAAGATGGTGCTCTACCTGATGGTCTAGAGTACAACCGCGAATACTTTGCTGTTACTGATGGTTTAGCAGCGGATCAGGTTCGCCTTTCTTCTACGTTTAATAATGCCATTGCTGGTACAAATATCAGTGGTGTTAACAACCTTGGTGGTGATCTACGAATTGTATCTACTGTCTCTGGCAAAGAACCTGGCGAACCAGGTCACCCAATTCAGTATGATGGTGGTTGGTATGTAAACGTAGGTGCTGGTAATAGTCTCCATGCTATTATCGTATCCAACAAAACTGACATTACACCTAAGACAAAGACCGCTTTCTACACCAGACAGCGTGATGGTAGAGATAATCTAGAAAGAAGATATGGTCTAAAACTTGTTATTCCTCAGTCGGAAACATACGCTTCTGCTCCTACCGCAGGATTCAGTATTGCTGATGCTTCTACTGTACCTGATGACACTAACTATCAGAACGATAACAATACTCTAACATCTGAAACTAATCTCAGAAGTAAGACTAGCGTTATTAATGCTTCCTGGTCTGGTAACGTTGGTGTTATTACCGCCGAGAATTCACATGGTCTAAAGGTTGGTCAAACTGTTCAGGTCTATCGTCTTAAGTCTGCCAATAACACTGGCGGTGCTGATAACTCTGGATTTAACGGTATCTTTGAGGTCACCGCTGTTGCTAATCGCGAAACATTTAGCATTGGTATTAGCACAGATCCAGGTGCTATCACTGAAATCAACTCTGGTATTCCATTCACATTTGAAGACAGAACTATTGCCGGTGCCGGTAGAACGTTCTCTCCATACTTTGTCAAGCGTGACTATGGTTCTGCTAGTTACCAGATTCATGCTTCGAGTGAGATCCAAGAGTTTAAGTCTGGTTCACAGGATGGTATCTACGATCTAACTCTACGTGGTTATATCTCACAACCAACCGTATCACCATTCTCAACTACAACGTATTACTTCGGTCAAGATGACATTGACATCTTCCCAGAAGTAGACGTAGATAATCCTGACGCTGATCCAAAATCTGCGGTATCTTATGCTGTACGTGATGAGATTGGTAATGTTGAGACCAATGATCCTCAGAGAAGTATCACTCGTGAAGGTCTAGATTCCTTCATATCTGATGCCGGTGCTGTTATACCTATCACCAGCACATCACACTCGTCTGGTTCTCTTTCGATTGTTTGTGATAGAGATCACGGATTTGGTGGTGTATCTGGTATTCAGAGTGTAACTGGTGGTACTAACCTTGGTGCTAACAGTGGTAATGCTGAGTTCTACTATAACGTTAGGGCAGAAGGTGGTACTGGTAGAGGTCTAACACTTGATGTAACTGTTGCTGCTGCTGGCACGATTAGTGCTGCTGTTCTTAACAATCCTGGTTCTGGATATAATGTTAACGATCTACTGACAGTCCGAGGAATTCCTCACTACTCTGCTGGTGATGATTGTACTCTTGGAGTTGCTAATATTGCGAATCCTATTGGTGATGCTGTACAAGTTGTAGGTGTAGGAAGCACAGCGTATGACGGAACACGAAGAATCGAAAGCGTTACAAATAATACCACGTTCACCGTCTCCGGGGTCGCTGATGGTCCTTCGTCCGGTGGATATGTTTACCACGTTGGTGTTACAACTACAGTCACTGCTCTTGATTATAGTAAGGAAAGTGGTATAGGTACAGTAACACTAAGCAGTGATATTGGTCTACGTCGTGGTGATCGTATTGTTATTAGTGGTTCTGATGCCTTCTATAATGGCACACACTTCATCACCGATAAAGTAAGTGGAGCACAACTATTTGTAGACTTTGGTAAGAATTCTACAAAACCAACATTTACTGCTAGCAATGTAAATGCTCATGGTGAGGGTATCAATCAAAGAGGAGATGGTCGTGGTATTCCGATTTATGGAGGACACACATCACTTCTAAGCAGTGGTATCTCAACCACTTCTACATCATTCACAGTTCCTGTTGCTGATAGAGGTAATCTACGTCGCGGAGACTTCCTCCAGATCGATGATGAGATCGTAATGGTCTCTAACAGTAACGTTACCACGATTATCCGTGGTGTGATGGGCACAAACGCTGATGA